ATGCAAGACACTACAAAAAAGAAATTCACATCAATATTCTCTCAGATAAAATCTGAACATGCTTCATTGCCTGTAAACACAAAGAAAGAAAAGAATAGTGATATTTTAGTAGTTGATGGAACCAACAATTTTATTCGTTGTTGGACCGTAGTGCCGACATTGAGTGACAATGGAGAACATGTTGGTGGCGTGTCTGGGTTTTTGAGTAGTTTGGGTTATGCTATCAAACTGTTGCGTCCAACCAGAGTCATTGTTGTATTTGACGGCAAAGGTGGCAGCGAACGTCGTAGAAAGTTATATCCACAATATAAAGATGGTAGAAAGGTCATGAAACGACTCAATCGTGCATATGAAGATATGAGCGACGGAAATACTGAACAAAAATCAGTTGTAGAACAAATGGGCAAACTTGTATCATTTCTTCAAGAACTGCCTGTGAGTATTGTATCAATTGATTATATTGAAGCAGATGACACAATTGGATATATTGCCACACAGATGTATAAAGATAGCAGAATCACTATCATGAGTGCTGACAAAGATTTTCTACAACTGGTAAATGACCGTGTTCAAATCTGGAGTCCAGTCAAGAAAAAGATTTATGGAGTACAGGATATAATCAACGAATATGGTATTCATCCCAGCAACTTTATCTATTATAGAATACTAGAAGGAGATGCGTCTGATAATATTGATGGTGTAAGCGGCATTGGACTAAAAACTGCCATCAAAAGATTTCCAATGCTTGTTGAATCAACCGAAACTTCGGTAGAAAAGATTTTACTTCGTTCCAAAGATTGTATCAACGAGTCTAAAGTATATGCCAACGTTATTGAAAATTCAGAAATTGTGCAACGTAACTATATGCTCATGCAACTGAAAGATCCAAATTTTGCGCCATCATTGCAAATGAAGATTGACGAATCTGTACAACGCATATATGATTTCAACAAGTTTCATTTCATTCAGAAACTAACCACATATGGTATGCATACAAGTATACCAAATTTTCATGTGTGGTTGCAAGAAGTGTTCTACCCACTATCGGTGTTGGCTACTTCTTAAATTTACATTTCACTTAACAATTGACTAAATAACAAATACGAAATATCGTATTAACAAATAACTATTATGGCACCAGTAATCATCGACAATCTACACAAATTCGGCTTGGAATTCCAAGTAAAAATCGTCGCCAGTATTTTGACTGACAAAGTATTTCTCGAAAGAATCTGCGACATCATTGATGTGGATGCTTTTGAGAATGAAGCACATCAATGGATTTTGAAAGAAATCATTCAATATCATATTCAGTATAAAGACTTGCCAACACCGCAAGTATTCAAAGTTCGTATTGACACGATTGAGAATGATGCATTCAAGTCTTCTGTGGTGCAACAACTGACACAGGTTTACATGAAGATCAGTGAAAAGGATTTGCAGTTCGTGCGCGAACAATTCCTTGAATTCTGTAAGAATCAAAAGTTGAAGAGTGCAATCATTGAATCTGTTGATCATCTAAAGACTGGTGAATATGACAAAATCAAAGGATTGGTTGACAAGGCAATGAAGGCTGGTATGGAACGCAATCTTGGACACAACTATCACAAGGAAGTTGCTGGTCGTATGAGTGAAATGTGCCGCAAGACCATTTCCACTGGTTGGGAAGTTGTTGATAGTCTCATGGATGGCGGTCTTGGGCCAGGTGAACTTGGTATCATTGTGGCACCTGCTGGTATTGGTAAATCATGGCTGTTGTGTAGCCTTGGTGCCAGAGCAATGAAATCGGGAAAGAATATTGCTCACTTCACACTGGAACTAAATGAAAACTATGTTGGTCTTCGTTATGATTGTTGCTTTACTGGCATTGATTTTCAAGAAATCAAACATCGTCAATCTGACGTTGAAGAAAAAATTAAAGGCATCAAAGGAAAACTTTATGTTAAGTATTTTCCACTCAAGACTGTTAGTGCTCAATCATTGAAGTTTCATATTGAACGCATACAGGCATTGGAAGGAATTCATATTGATGAAATGGTGGTTGATTATGCCGACATTTTGCGTCCACTTGAAAAAGAAACCAACAGCAACAGTTATAGTGAGGCCGGTGGCATCTATGAAGAATTGCGACAGGCTGCTGGTGAGTTGCAGATTCCTGTTTGGACTGCTTCACAAACCAATCGCAGTGGTGGTCAAGAAGATGTTGTTCAAGCCCATAACATTGCTGATTCATATCGTAAGATCATGACTGCCGACTTTGTATTGAGCGTTGCTCGTAATACAACAGACAAAGCCAACAACACTGCTCGCTGCCATGTTATCAAAAACCGATTTGGACCAGACGGTATTACTTTGTATGCCAACATGAACACCAGTACTGGTCAAATTGATTTGTATGATGCCAAATCCAAAGAATCTATGGCAATTCAAGCGACAATGCAAGGTGATGACAATAGTGTGAAGACCATGTTGAAAAATAAATGGAATAGCGGTCGTGAAAAGCAAAATGGTGAAAACACCAATTTGTGATAAAATTTTCTAAACTTTTTTTTCCAAATTTATTTTTTATAAAGTGTATTTATTCACCACACAACAAGCAACCAAATAGGAACTTTTATGACCATTTTTGATGAACAAATTGCACGCAAACCAAATCGCTATCCTTGGGCACAAGAATATATAGACGCGATGTGGGCAGGACACTGGACTCCAAACGAGTTCACTTTTACATCTGACCTACAACAATACAAGACCGAGATGACTGTTCAAGAACAACTCATCATCAAGAATGCTTTGAGTGCAATTGGACAAATAGAAATATCAGTAAAAAAGTTTTGGGCCAAACTTGGTGATGTATTGCCACATCCTGCTATGAGTGATTTGGGTATTACTATGGCAAACATTGAAGTTATTCATAACAATGCATATGAAAAACTTCTGGATGTGCTACAATTGCAAGATATATTTGAAGAAAATCTAAAGTTGGATATTATCCAAGGCAGAATCAAGTATTTGCGCAAGTATCTGGACAAGAACTATACAGACAATCGCAAGCAGTATATATATTCTCTCACTCTTTTTACATTGTATGTAGAGAACGTGTCTCTATTTAGTCAGTTTTATATCATCAATTGGTTCAATCGTTACAAGGGATTGCTCAAAGACACTGCTCAACAAGTCGCATATACCGCAAAAGAAGAAACTCTACACGCTCTTGCTGGAGTCAAGATCGTAAATACAATTCGCCAAGAACTACCAGAGTTGTTTGATGCTGAACTTGAAGAACGCATTTTGCATGAAGCCCAAGAGTCATATAACGCCGAAGCCAAGATAATTGATTGGATGATTGGAGACTATAAAGATGAAAAAATCAGTGCAGATATTCTCAAAGGATATGTACAAAAGAGACTGGATGATTCACTAGAAATGATTGGATTCAAGAAGATTTTTAACGTGTCTCAAGAAATTATTGATTTGACTATGTGGATGGATGAAGATGTAATGGGCAACACTATGACTGATTTCTTTCACAAGCGTCCTGTAGAGTATGCCAAGAAGACGCAGTCTATCACATTTGACGATTTATTTTAATATATATGAGCAAAGACATTTACTGGTTAAACAAGGATTCTGTCACATTTCTTGAAAGAGGATATCTTCCCAAGGGCCAAACTGCCGAGGAAAGAATTCACGAAATTGCAAAGGCGGCAGAAAAGATTCTAAAGAAAAAAGGATTTGCTGACAAATTTGAGTCTTATATGCACAAGGGGTGGTATAGCTTATCATCCCCAGTGTGGGCAAATTTTGGCAATGGGCGAGGATTGTCTATTTCATGCAATGGTTCATATGTGTCCGACACAATGAACTCTATTCTAGAAAAGACTGCTGAAGTGGGTATGCTCACAAAGTATGGTGCTGGAACTTCTGGATATTTCGGAGAACTGCGAGCCAGAGGTACACCAATCAGCGTCGGTGGGTCCAGTTCTGGTCCTGTTCATTTCATGGAAATGTTTGACAGCGTGACCAGAGTTGTTTCACAATCAAATGTGCGCAGAGGTTCATTTGCTGCATATCTACCAATTGATCACCCAGATATCATGGAATTTCTTGGCATTCGTGAAGAAGGTCATGCTATTCAAGACTTGAGCATTGGTGTTTGTGTCAGCAACAAGTTCATGAAAAAGATGATTGATGGAGACAAAGACGCTCGATCAATCTGGGCAAAAGTGCTCAAGAAGCGTTTTGAATCTGGTTATCCATATATCTTTTTCAGCGACAATGTAAATGATGGTGCTCCTCAAGTGTACAAAGATAAAAAGATGAAGATTTATGCTTCTAATCTTTGTAGCGAAATTTGCTTGAGTTCGTCAGCAGATGAAACATTTGTTTGCAATTTATCATCCATGAATTTGCTTCATTATGATGATTGGAAAACAACTGATGCTGTTGAAACATTGACATATTTCCTTGATGCTGTGATGGAAGATTATATCAATGCAACTGAAAATATTCCGTTTCTCAAGGCTGCTCATAACTTTGCTAAGAATCAAAGAGCACTTGGTATTGGTGTATTGGGTTGGCATTCATATCTGCAAAGCAAGATGATTGCGTTTGAAAGTTTGGAAGCCAAACTACTCAATACTCAAATTCATCGCGTGATTCGCGATAAGAGTTTTGCTGCAAGCAAAGAAATGGCAAAGGAATATGGCGAACCGTCGCTTCTAAAGGGATATGGCATGCGAAATGTCACCACAATGGCAATCGCACCAACCACAAGCAGTTCATTTATTCTTGGTCAAGTATCTCCTTCTGTTGAACCGCTCAACAGCAATTATTATACAAAAGATTTGGCTAAAGGTAAGTTCACTTATCGCAATCCATATCTTGAAAATGTATTGGAAAAGCATAGCAAGAACACTCAAGAAGTATGGAAGAGTATTCTGCACAAGGGAGGTTCTGTACAACACCTTGAATTTTTGAGTGATCATGAAAAAGAAGTGTTCAAAACATTTGGTGAAATAAGTCAGAAGGAAATTATAATTCAGGCTGCTGCTCGTCAAAAGTTTATTGATCAGGGGCAAAGTATAAACTTGCAGATACATCCCAAGACTTCGGTCAAAGATGTTAATCAACTGATTATATTCGCTTGGGAACAGGGTGTAAAGTGCCTGTATTATCAGCGTGGCACAAACCCAGCCCAAGAACTTGGACGAAGTATCCTTGATTGTAAGAGTTGTGAGGCTTAAATATTATAAAAACAACACAAACCGCCATGTTATTGGCGGTTTTTTTGTGCACCTAACTATTTATATACTAAACGCATATATACACTATGAACAACAGAGATCTTATCAAAAAAGCCATTAAAAAATTAGTATTACAAGAAATTGCCAACAATCAATTTGGTGTACAAGTACACGTAGATAATGCCGACAAAAAAGGTTCTGATGCCTTGGGCAAAGCAATGGGTAAAAATAATGCTGGCAGCATCATTGGAACTGGCAAAACTGCTGGAAGTGATGACAATCAAAAGGTCGAGTTGAGCAAGAACGCAGAAGACAACTATGATGTTGTATCAGTTACCAATGAGTCAGAACGCAAGATTGCTCGTGGCGTTTCACTTGAAGCTGCTATGGAACTTGTAAAGAAACATGCCGGTGATTCTGAAAAGACATATGTTCAAAAAGCATATGACAAAAGTCTAAAAGGATTTGGAAAGAAACCAGCCAAGGTTGATGAGAAAAAAGAAAATGATACCATGGATGATGCTGATGAAGAATTGCAGATTGATATTGCAGATGACAATACTGAAAAAGCAGATGTTAAAGCAGACAAAGAAACTGCGCCAATCAATAAAGATGTATCTGCTGCAATGGGTGGAGAAATGGTAGATAAGATTGAAAAGATTATTGATCGTGTGTTGAAACTCAAAGCCAAGGCTGATGCTACAACTGCACATCTCAAGACAGATAAAGATATGGAAAGTCCAGACAAGCTGACCACAAAACTAAAAGATACTCCTGCTCTCAAAGAAAAAAAGAAGTGATATCTATGAAAAAATCTGAGCTAAAACAATTGATTATTGAAGCCATAGAAGAAGTTTCCAAGATGGAAAATCCATGTTGGAAAGGCTATAAAGCATATGGCACAAAGAACAAGGGTGGTAAAGAAGTTCCAAACTGTGTGCCTGTAAATGAAGAAGAATATATTGAAGAAATATATGAATCAACCAAATGGGATATGATTCCAGAAGGTGATGAACATACATGTGAAGGTGATGAATTTTATGAAATGTATGGTGATATGAATGCTGATGCTACATTAGAAGAAGCAGAATATCGTGGTCGCAAAGTAAAACTTGGTAAGCCAATGCGTGGCGATGTAAAAAAGTTTAAAGTGTTTGTTAAGAACCCAAAGACAGGCAATGTAAAGAAAGTCAATTTTGGTGATCCAAACATGCGTATCAAAAAGAGCAATCCAAAACGTCGTAAGAGTTTCAGAGCAAGACATCATTGCGAAAATCCAGGTCCAAGAACAAAAGCAAGATATTGGAGCTGTAGAAAATGGTGATATATTCACACTATCAAATCCCCACTATATAAAAAGTGGGGTTTTTTATGATATGGTACTTGACTTTCTATAAAAAGAAGGCATAGTTATGCACATGAGTAAAACAAAGAAATATTCATCCAACGAAGTCAAAGACATCATTGATACTTGCTATTCGCTCAAGCCAGAACATCTGTTTATGGGAGAACTGAAATGGAAGTATCTTGTACGCAGTGCTTTGCGTGGCAAAAATATTCTGTTGCTTGGACCTGCTGGACAAGGAAAAACACTTGCAGTACAATGTTTGGTTGATGCACTCAAGCGTCGTGAAAACTATTTTTATCTCAATATGGGTGCTACTCAAGACCCGCGTGCTACACTCATTGGCAATACACATTTCAACAAAGAAACAGGCACATTGTTTGATGAATCTCCTTTTGTAAAAGCACTTCGTACTCCAAACAGCATCATTCATCTTGACGAACTATCTCGTGCTCACCCCGATGCTTGGAATATTTTGTTGACGCCACTGGACTATATCCAGCGTTATCTTCGTCTTGACGAAAAACTTGGCAGCGAGATTGTGAAAGTTGCCGATGGTGTGTCATTTATTGCTACGGCAAATATTGGCAATGATTATACTGCTACACGAGTCATGGACAAAGCTTTGACTGACCGTTTCACGGTCAAGATTGAAGTTGATATTCTTTCTTCAGAAGAAGAACTGAAGTTGGTGGAAGTAGTTTGTCCTGACGCTGACATGAAACTCATGGACAAAATCGCACAAATTGCTGCTACAACTCGCGAGTTTACAAAGCAAGGAAAGTTGAGTCGCTTTGTTTCTACTCGTTCTGTGGTAGAAATGGCTGAACTCACTGTGGATGGATTTGGTTTGGTAGAGTTGGCTGAAATGGTCATTTACCCAGACTATCCAGACGATGGTGGTTTGGACAGTGAACGCACAATGGTCAAACAAGTTGTACAAAAACATGTTCCGGTAAAAGCCGACCCATTGAACAAAGTGTTCAATTCAAACAACAATAACAAAGACGATAGTAATCTTCCTCCGTTCTAATGAAAACTAAAGTTTTGGCAGATCATTCCAAGTTTTGGCTTGGCGAGGATTTCAATGCTCAAAAGTTTGACGCCGGTTCTACAATGGCGTTGCTCAAACTGTCGGCGTATCGCCGTGCTATTGGAAACTTCGTGTATATTCTTACCGGAAAGAACATTCCGGTTCGTTTTGCCGAGAATTCAACATCCATGACCGATGGTAAAGTTATTTACATTGGTGGTGAACTGACCAAGGGTGAATTTGACCCCACGGTTGGATTGTCGTTGCACGAAGCCATGCACATTGTCAAAAGCGATTTTGATTTGATCAAGACCATGTGGGGAAAAATTCCTCGCAGTTTGATCGCAGCCGGTAAAGGAAAGTTTGACCAAAACTATATTGGTGGTCTGGCAAAATATATTCTCAATGTGGTTGAGGATAGATATATTGATGCGTGGGCCTATGAGAGCGCGCCGGGCTATCGTGGATATTATCAAGCATTGTATGACCGATATTTCAATTTGCCCGAAATTGGTGAAGCATTGAAGTCTGATGCTTATCGCAATGCCACGGTCAAAAATTATAAATTTCGTCTGACCAATATTACAAACGTCAACACCGATCTGGACGCTCTACCTGAATTGCGCAAGATTAGCGAACTATTGGATTTGAGCAATATTCTGCGTGCTGAACTGGCGAATCCAAAGGATCGCTTGGAATTGGCATATCAAATCACCGAGGTTATTATCAAAAGTGTTATAGAAGAAAAAGACAAACCAAAGCAGCAGGACGAGCAAGACGCCCAATCTGGGGATGGCAAATCTTCTGATGATAAAACAGAACAGTCCAATTCGACCGACGATGCCGATGATGTATTGGGCGGTGCGCCTTCGTCTGCCAATCCTATCCAAACCGACTCTGATGAAAGCGAAGATGAAAATCCATCCAAAGATTTAACCGAAGCGCAGAAGAAGAAGGTTGATAAAATCGTTGAGAAACAAGAACAAATTGTTTCTCGCGAAGTTCAACAATCTCCTTTTGATAAGGACACTATCAAGAAACTTCAAATCCTTGAACAAAGTTCGGTTGATATTGTACAAGTTGGTGACGAAACTGTACCAAGGGTTGATTGTGTTTTTGTAAAAAATATGACCCGCGAACTTATGATGACCGAGGAATTTCCTTACACCAGTAAGTTTTCCCGTGAAACCGGCAATCCCGTCTCATCCCGAGGAGTGCAGCAGGGAATTATTCTCGGAACTATGCTTGGTCGCAAATTGCAAATTCGCAGTGAAGTAAAAACCACAAAATTTACTCGCCTACAAAAAGGAAAGATTGATAAGCGTTTGTTGGCATCTATTGGATTTCAAGGAGAAAATTTGTTTTACCAAACTACCACAGACAAATATAAAAATGCTCATTTGCATGTAACTGTGGATGCTTCTTCTTCAATGGAAACAAAGTGGGAAAAAACAATGACCACGCTGGTCGCCATTGCCAAAGCCGTTAGCATGATCAACAATGTAACTTTGAGTATTTCATTTCGCAGCGGAGTTCATATGGACCGAAATAGATGGGGTGGAAATGAAACTCCGTACATTGTGATGGCATATGACTCGCGCAAAGACAAGTTCAGCAAGATTGTTCAACTATTTCCATTGTTGTTTCCACATGGCTCAACACCAGAAGGCTTGGCATTTCAAGCAATCATCAAGCACGTTCCGGCTTCTACATATGAAATGGATAGTTATTTTGTAAATCTGTCTGACGGAGAACCTGCATTTGGCATTGGTTATCATGGAAAAGTCGCCGCAGAACACACAAAGAAGCAAATCAATAAAATTCGTGAAATTGGAGTGTCTGTTTTGAGTTACTTCGTTGAATGTAATAATGTAAACAACAACCGTTCTGACAAAAATTCCAACTTGTTTCGCACCATGTATGGCAAAGATGCGCAATTCGTTGATGTTCAGAACGTTGTGCAGATTGCTCATACATTGAATAAAATGTTCCTTTCTAAAGAAAGTTGATACTTTTTATCAAAACGTCTTGACTTTATATATTATGTGTTCATACTGGTCACATAGTAATAAAACAACCCATGATTATCACACAAGAAGTATCCTCTCCGGTCATCAGCAACATTCTTGCTGCTCCGACTCGTTTCAAGATCAAGGCGTCTGCCAAGGCATTTAAGATTCTGTCTGGTTTCTATAGCGAACCCATTCTTGCTATTCCGCGTGAACTTGGAGCCAATGCGTGGGACAGTCATGTCAAGGCCAAGAATGCAGACAAGATGTTTGAGGTTCATGCTCCCAACACATTGGAACCGTGGTTTAGTGTTCGCGACTTTGGCACTGGTCTGACACCAGAAGCCATCGACACTATTTATACCACATATTTTGAGTCTACCAAGACATCTGATAATGATAGTGATGGCTGCATGGGGCTTGGCAGCAAGACTCCTTTCAATTATACCGAAAATTTCAATGTGACTTCTTGGTATGCTGGTAAGAAGCATATTTATAATTGTTTTATTGATGAACAGGGTTCTCCCAACATCATGCATGTTGCTACTGAAAATTCCACTGAGCACAATGGTCTGGAAGTCAAGTTTGGTGTGAAGATTTCCGACATTGGTATGTGGGTTGACAAGATCACTCGTGCATATGAGCCGTTTCGTTATCGTCCGGTCATCAAGGGCGCGAAGATTGAATACAAGCCGCGAGAATATATTTACACTGGCAAGCGTTGGTCTATGCGAAAGAACGACGGTGGTTATTATAACCGTGGTTGCAATGCGTTCATGGGCAACTACTGCTATCCTATCAATAGCAATGCTCTTCGCAATGCAATTTATAAGAATAATAACGATAATGCTTATAAGTTGGAACAGGCGTTGAACTATGGCAACTTTGACTTTTTCTTTGATATTGGAGAACTGGAAGTTGCGCCGAACAAAGAACAACTGCAATATGAAGATAACAATGCTACCACATTGGCTATTATTTCTGCGTTGGAAATTGCAATTTCTGAACTCAAGGCGATGGTTGACAAGAGCATCGAAACTCCCAAGAGTCGTTGGGAAGCCATGTATCTTTACAACAAGTATAATGGCTACAACAGTCAATATAATCATGTTCGTAATATTATTGGTGACATCAAGATCAACTTTAACGGAACAAGTGTGAGCATTGGCAACGAAAGCGTAAATGGTGCGCACAAAGCCGCTGGCACGCTTGATCCAAACAATAATATTTCTTCAACCTTTGTGGTTTATATGCTTGATACAACCAACGGTCGCTTCAAGCGAACTGGTAATTATCATCCATATTCCGACAGTCGTGATGTGCAGATTCTTTATACCAATCAATCTTCTATCAAGAGTGCTCGTCTGCGATATCACTTGCGTACAAAGTATGCCACTGGAACATTTCCTACTTGTTTTATCATCACTGATATTTCCAAGAACAATGAGAATTTCTTTAAGCACATGAAGTATTTTGGGTGGGACAATAATCATGTCACCGATATTGATGCTCTGCCCAAGCCTCCCAAGGTTGCTCGTCAAAAGAAGACCGCTGGCACCGATGAAATTTTTTACGCGAGCATCAGTGAGTTTACCCAGCCCACACAGAAGCATTACAGTGGTCCGTATGTACATTGGAGCAAAAAAGCCGCTACATTTGATTCTACCGGAACATATTATTATGTTGACTTCTTTTATTCCGACCCTGTTTGGAACAATGGTAAAAACGTGGATGTTTTTATGACCGAAGCCGTAAAGTTGTTTGTAGACAACAAGATCAATGGTTCAGAAACCACCATTTATGGCATCAATGTAAAAAATAAAAACCTGTTGAAAATCGGCAAATGGATCAATATCTTTGATGCTGTAAAGAAAGTTGTGTTGGGCAACAAAGCCCAGCATGAACAAGAAATTTATCGTGCTCAACAGAGAGAATCTTTTGAAGCTCTTGGTTCTATTTACCAGAAACTGACTCGTTATCCACAGATTGTGACCAATATCACAAGCAATGATACTCGCAATATGTTTCAGACTTTTATTAAGACTTACAATGAACTGAACAAAGATTGTGCCAATAACATTGGATTTCTATCTTTGTTTGATATCAAGGCAAAAAAGCATGTTGATTTAGACATCATTCCCGCTACATTTAAAAAAATTCTAACTACCAAGTATCTTGGTGTATTTGATATTGGTGATCATTATCATATGGCTCCAGAGCCGTTTTATAAAATCATCAACTTTATTGACGAAAAGTCCTAAAATATATTGACATTAATCAATAATCCACATAATATAGCAGCATTGAATAGATTAACTAATTAAAAACTTATGAGTAATACACAAAACAGCATCCCGTATGTTATCAAGACAAATGGTTCCGTCACACTCTATCTCAAAAACGAGTGTTTGACCGTGGCAACTGACCACCCAAATTATAATAAGATTATTGAAAGTATCAAAGCAGGAGACTTCAGCAAGATTGAAAACCTCGTGAATGTTGCCAAGGCTGTGTCTCAATACACTGGCAATCGTGTCAAGATTGAAAATGGTCAAATTTTTTATGGTGGCTTTGCTGTTCATAATACTCTAACTGACCGCATCATCAAGATGATGAGTGAAGGTTTCAAGTTTGATCATATGGTCAAGTTCCTTGAAAACCTTATGCAGAATACTTCTGCTCGTGCCGTGAGTGAGACTTATTGGTTCCTTGAGAACTATGGTCTGCCTATCACCGAGGACGGTTGCTTCTTGGCTTATAAAGCCGTTCGCAATGACTATACTGATATTTATTCTGGCAAGTTCTCCAATAGTGTTGGTGCCGTTGTTTCTATGCCTCGTAATATGGTTGATGACAATTATGGGATTGATTGTAGCAAGGGTTTGCACGTTGGTGCGCTTGATTATGTCGTTGGCTATGGTCACTTCGTCAAGGGACAAGTTCGCTCTGAGAACGGAAACCGTCTATTGATCGTCAAGGTCAATCCCAAGGATGTTGTGAGCGTTCCACAATACGAGGGTCATACAAAGATGCGCGTGTGCGAATATACCGTTGCGTCTGAAATCCTTGATGTAGTAAAGGAACTGGACAAGGTTATTTATACAAGCAATGCTGAAGCCCTGAACGCTGATTATTGGGATGGTTGTAACGACGATTGTGATGAATCGGATGACGGCGATGAGCCAAGTTCCGATACTGGTTGCGGCAACGATTGCACTTGTCAGAGCAATTCTACGACAGTTGATACAACCTCACCTTGGAATGCAGAAGCATATCGTGAAGGTTATAAAATTGGTGCATCCGATATGGACGTTGGATACAAATATGGAGTCAATCGTGACTACAGCCGCGAGAATTCCTATCGCAAGGGATATAATGATGGTTACAACGAGCGTATAAACCAAGCTGATGCCGATGTTCCTTCGGAAGAAGATGTTGAACATGCTCAATATCTCGCTGGCTATGAGCAGGGAGAATCCGATGCTGGTTCTGGCTATGATTTTGGTACAAATCTAATCAATGACGCCAGTATTGAATTCGAAGACGGCTACTCTGATGGATTCAATGACAACTCCAAAAGCTAAAATTTGCTAGAATAAAATATAATAATCAACAACAACTAAATAATAAAATATTATGTCAAATAAAACAAATAAGACAAGTAAGAAAAACTCGTTCGTCATTGAATGGCCCACAAGCCACTTTACAATTGATGACATTCAAGGCAAGTATCCAGATGTAGTCAATATCACCCTTCGTTTCCGAGTGAAGAAGGCTGTTGAAAACAAGGATGTTATGGTAATTGGTAAAATCAAGCCCGCCATTGGTCGTCCGAAGCTTGTATTCTCTCGTGCAAATCCCAGCAAGGAATTGCTTGAAGCCGCCAAAGCCGCTGGAGTTATTTCTGCTACCGAGACATTGGCAACAGTTTCGGTTGCCGAGGTGAAGACCGATAAGAAGAACAAAGCCGTGGTTCCTGCCACCGCAACTGCTGCTGCCACTAGCACTGTTGCTACACCTGCAAGTTGATATAGAACTAATTATAGTTCAAGTCAATAGACCGCCGAAGCCTAAAAACTTCGGCGGTTTTCTATTTATATATATGAAAAAGAAGCCGTTACATCTAAAAGAAATATATCCAAAGGAAAATATATTTTATTGGTATGACTTGGGAGAATCAATGTATGCTTTATATGATAGTGACATGGGTGAACCAATTTCATATGGCAGTCTAAATTTGGTTGTGGGCACAATAAGAGCCATAAATGAAGAAGTAGCAACAGGAAAGCGAAACAGATGTATGCTATGGTATTTTAAGCGTGATGCTATGCAGGGATGGAAAAAACACACTCCACCTGTTTTATTCAATTGGAATCCAGAAACAACAGACAAAAAGGTGGTAACAGATAAAAAGAAAGCTGAAAATATAGATAAAAAAACTGTATAGTGAAATAAATGTTTGACCAATGGTTATATTGATGTATAGTGTTGTTCATATGGTTACAGAGATACTTGATATGATACGAGCGTGGGATGTTTGGGTACAATTCTTTTTTGTCATCATTGTTGCTACACTGGGAACAGGCATTGGCATGGCTGCAATTGGATTGATTGGTGAATTTGTAAACAACACATTGCCAATATTGATTCGCGGGTATCCAAAAAAAGAAGATGAGGACGATGAGAAAAAATGATTACGCGAAACGATGTTACATTTGTAATACCAATATTCAACTTACAACAGGATAGAATAAACAACTTAAAGTTTATTCTGCCATATGTTCTATCCACTGGTTGTAAGGTATTATTGGTTGAACAAACGGCAAATAATCAATCAAACTTGACCGACACTATAGATGAAATAGTAACTCTTGAATTTGTTGATAAGTTCAAACACTCGCTTTATATACACGAAAGCAATTTGATACACAAGACGGGTATAATAAATTGGGCAGTGAATAACTTCGTAGACACAAAGTATGTTTGGGTAAACGACGTAGATTTCTATATGAAATATAGTGATGCGTTTTATACCCAGTGGGATACATCGTTCATTCAACCATACGATACGGCAAAAAAGCTAACAAAGAATGAAAGTGAAATCCTGATGCGAGGAGAGCGACTTGATGTATCTTATGTCGAGTTTGACGCCGAATATATTTCTTTGTATGGTGCGTTGTCTTTTATATTTGAACGAAATGCATTTATTGCGTCTGGTGGAATGGATGAAAATCTTTTTGGTTGGGCACAAGAAGATGTTGAGTTCACCAACAGACTGAAAGCATCTGGAGCAGAAATACAAACATTGGAATTGAAGGGTGTTCATTTGTGGCACCCAACAAAATTGAATGAAGTCGCAAAAAATACGACCGAAATAAAACCATTGGAATGCACCATATTTGTACAGCCAGCAGGTAAGGCTTCAAAAAGGTCGGACTTGGCAATCATAACATGCTATTTTAATTGGTGTGGTTTTGCAACTCCATCCAGAAATTTTCACCGATTTCTGCGAGAAATGAAAAAGAGCGATCTTCCTGTGTTTGGAGTAGAATTGTCACTCACAGACAAGTTTGAAACAACCGGAATGCGTGGATGGTCACAACTCAAAGTCAAGAAAGAGAATGTGTGTTTTCAAAAAGAAGCATGCCTAAATCTGGTTGAAAAGAAAGTTCCGGTACAATATACAAAAATTGCTTGGATTGATTGTGATTTGATGTTTTTGAATGACAATTGGTATTACCAAGCATCTAAAAAATTGGATAAGCACAAGCTAATACAACTATATACTCACGGATACAACACAGACAAGTATGGAAGAACGGTGTTGGAATTTCCTGGCATTATGTATATGCGTGATAAAGTTCCACACAGCGAGTGGGTAAAACATTCTGGTTATCCCGGTGGTGCATGGGCAGCAAGAAGAGATTTGTGGAAACATGGAGGGCTGTATCCATATGCCGTTATGGGAGGAGGAGACACGGTGTTTATATATTCAATGTATGATCACAGTTTTGAAAAGAGTGCGTATGAAAACATCGGAATAAAAAAGAACTCAGAGTTAAGCGTATATACGAATTGGAAGAAGTCGGCTGTTTCTTATATTCAAAAGGACATTTCTTATATAGAAAACAAGTTTTTGCACGAATGGCACGGAGACAAGAAAAATCGTAACTATGTGGATAGACATACGGTTCTAAAGAACATTGAAATAAAGAAACAAGTTCGCCTCGACGAGCGAGGTATAATAGAATTTTACAATATTACCGACACCACCATTCATGATGAAATTTACAATTATTTTCTAGGAAGAGATGAAGACGGGTTCTTGGACGATTTAGCAGACATTGGTAACAAAAAATACAATCAGATTGCATGAAACACAAAACTTTGGTAGTTGGTTATGGTGAAATTGGATTGGCACTTGAAAAAGTGCTCGGCAAGGTTTATGATGTTCATGTAGTAGACATAAAATTGACACCAAAAATAAAGTACGCCCATGTTATGCATATATGCTTTCCGTACAGCAAAAAGTTTGTGCGAGAAGTAAAGAAGTACCAAAAATGGTATAAGCCAAGATACACGATTATTCATTCCACGGTTCCCGTTGGAACAGCAAATAAATGTGGAGCATTTTATTCTCCGGTGAGAGGCATACACCCACATTTGGAAGAAAGCCTAAAAACTTTTGTGAAATACTTAGCACCAAGAAACAAATGGCTCAGTAAGTATTTCACCGATGTTGGTATACCAACCGAAGAGGTTGACAGACCAGAAACACTAGAAGTTATGAAGTTGTATTGCACAACATTGTATGGTCTAAATATCATCGCTGAAAAAGAGATACGGAAATACTGCCAGAAGCATGATTTGGATTTTGATGTGGTATATACCAAGTGCAATCAAACATACAACGAAGGCTACAAGAAATTAGGATTTCCTCAATATAGTAAATATATTCTTGAGCATCACGACGGTAAGATAGGTGGACATTGTATTATACCAAACTGCGAATTGCTGAAAACCAATATCGCCAAGTTTATTTTGGAGCAAAACAAAAAATATTGATATTGTATGAGCTATTTTAAAATGAGTTGGATTGATGAATACATCAAATCTAAAAAAGACAAAGTATTTTTTGACGTTGGAAGTTATAATGGAAACGATGGAATGAGGTTTAAAACAGCATATCCAGAATCCAGAGTTGTTTCTATCGAAGCTGATGAAATGCTGTTCAACAAAATGAAAGACAATAAAAAACTTGTCGGTATAGAAGTTATTCATGCAGCGGCGTGTGATATGGACGGACACGTTCAGTTTTATTCTCCGGTTGGGTTTAGAAGAGGAATTGGATCAATAAACAAGCCAACAATTCACATGAATAAAATTCATGGAGCCGAATTTCGGGACTCTGTGGCGGTTGATGGAATAAGAATTGATACAATATGCAGTAAATTGGGAATCTCCGACATTTCTGTATTGCACATGGACATTCAAACAGGAGAATATCTTGCCCTATGTGGATTGGGAAAAATGAGACCGGATATTATTTTTGTGGAAGATGGTGGACACAGACTGTATGAGAATGCCAAGAATACATCACCGCTGTTAGTTGAAATGGGATATAAAAATATTCCAATAACAGAGATTACACTTGGGGACAAACTTTGGATAAAAATATGAGCACTCCGCTGAAAATCCATGTATCGGAACGAGCGAATTTAAACATGTCCATGTTTAACCAAAAATATGGAGTGAAATTGGTGAAACAACCAACAGAAGCAGACTTCATCATTTCTCAATCAACCATAAAGTATCCAGACTTGATGCACAAAACGGTGTATATTGCAGCCGAACCTCCTCGCACAAAACACAGACAATGGTGTTATAACAATTTCGACAACATGATGTTGGTCGTGGTCTATAATCCAGACCCAACAAAGCCAAATCAAATTTCATTTCAACCAAATGATGAAGCTCAATGGTATCCTACCAGAGCCGATCCATATCCATATACGACGAGAACAGATACTAAGATGACTACTCGTGGAGTGTTTTTTGCCGGTGTAATAAGTGAAACTGAACCATTGAGAGGATCTAAGCTGCCGGATAACGCAAAAAGCATCACTCATTTGCGCAAAACGATGGGGGAATATTTTCTAAAACATCATGAAGGAAGCGTTGCAATGGGAATTGGTTGGAAGAGCCAATCGGATAAAGTTTCTGATTGGAGAGCGGAAAAGTGGAAGTTGATAAAAAATCCAAACATAGATTTTGTACTGGCACTTGAAAACACAATACAATCAAACTATTTGTCGGAGAAGTTGTGGGATGGAATTGCTTGTGACAAAGTTACATTGTATTTGGGCGATCCGAGAATAGAACATCACATTCCTACGAACTGTTTTATAGATTTGCGAGACTACTACAATTCAGAAATTGACGAAATTGATATGGAATCTGTAAGTCATAGACTAAAAACAATATCACAAGCTGAGTACAATATTATTATTGCTAATGCAAGAAAGATCAGAAAAATTGCAAGTGGAAAATATCAAGAATATTCTATTCTGATGACGGCGAGAATTTTTGACATTCTGAAAAGGAAAAAAGCCGAGATCGAAAGCACTTCAAAGATCACGGATGAATACTTGCGGGGAGTAAGAGACTGTAAGAGAATATATTCTATCATGAGTCCGGTGTTGTTTGACATATCACCGGAAGTAAACAGATTGGTCGTGAAATGCTTAAAGGGAGACGGAGAATTTTATAGCTTGCTTGGACAGCAAGTTCAACATTTGATACGCATTCAAAATGCAAGTCATCCGCTTGATCAACTTGATATAAAAATTGACGGTTCTTCCACGTGGTCCTTTTACAAGGATGATGTTTCTGCCGATTTGTACGAATTACTGTTTTGTCCAGATTATTCTGTGAAAGTGGAGTTTCCATATACCGGCCAAGGAGTGAATAGCAAAGGTTTGGTGTTCAAGCACGTAAAATTGAACCCACTCAATTTGATGCTGAATCGGTATTTTTCCATGTCCGATGTTCAAAAGAGGCACTATGATTACATCATAAGCAAATATAGCATTGATGTGAACAATACAATAGGCGTGTGCTACACGGGAACAGATAAGTTCAAAGAAGTTATTTTGGCGGAACCAACAAAATACACAGAAGTTGTTCAGAAAATACTCAACGCCAATCCAAACATGAAAGTGCTTATCCAAACCGACTGGACTCAAGTAAAACAATTGTTTATTTCGATGTTCAAAGAACGATGCTTTTTCATTTCGGAAATTCCAACCACGGAAACAGATGGTGAAATTCATAAAATATTACCAACTGAATGCAGATTGGAGTTTGTCAAGACACTCGATGTATCAGTGAGAATATTGTCGCGGTGTAAGTATATAGTAAATTGCAGCAGTGATGTTGCGTGGACCATAGCAGGATACAGAGGAAATTCGCATGGAATGTGGCAATTTGATTATGAAGGAACTTTGTTTGAACCAGACAATTGCAATATATGAAAACTACCAATTACTTAGCAAAATTCAAGAAAAACAATACATCTCAATGTGGAGAGGATGGTGTTATTGAAGAGATACTGCGTATGTTGAACATAAACGGTGGAGCGGTTATTGATATTGGAGCATCTGATGGAAAGTGGTATAGTAATACGTTTTCATTGTTGCAAAGAGGATTTGATGTTTATGCAATAGAGGCGAGCAACAATGCAAAAAAGATGATCGTTTTACAAAAAGAATATCCCAATCTTCATCCGATACAAGCAAGAGTGTGTGTTGACAAAAATTCTCCAAACCATATCAACAACATACTAAACACGTTGCAGGTTCCAATGGAAGTTGAGTTTATGAGTTTAGATATCGATTCCATCGACCCGTGGGTGTTGCAAGACATAAACAGAAGTCCGAAGTTTTTTGTGGCCGAAATTGAGCCTCGATATTATCCATTGGATGATATATGGCACAATATAGATGGAAATCGAATAACAAATCCTCCACAAAACTTGACTGGATTTGGGCCAATGTACAAAGTGGCAAAAGCCAAAGGATATACTTTGGTCGGTCAAACTTCACAAAACTTGTTCTTCTTACGAAATGACCTTATCGAAAAACTGAATTGTCCAGAAATAACTTCTGTACACGAGTTGGCTAATTTCGATCCAAGTTACTTGAAAAAAGAAGACAAGAAACACTGGGCAGAATATACACCATAAAAAACAACTATATGATCTGGAAACAAAACAAAAATCGAATAACAGTAACATCAGAAGAAGGAATCTTCTATTTCAACATGCCGGAATACTTCAAGCTGAATGAAGTACACCCAGACTTGTTTAGATTGGCCGAATTGGTATTGTTCAATCCTTGGTATAAGGACTTGAAGCAACATAAATTTACCAGAACAAAAGGAAAAAAGATTGGACTGGCTTTCAGTGGAGGTGCCGATTCAATGGCCGCTCAATGTTTGCTGCCAAAAGATGACACAATATTGTTTTATCACAAACGAGTTGGTAATCTTGGAACACTTGCAACTCAAGATAATCCGTTGTATGTGTTTGATATAAACAAACTAGATGTAAACATATTTGAATCTAATCACGAACAAATTCGTACACATCATGGAAAGAATATAGGATTTAGTACGGATTTGGCGTTGGCGGCGGCGGGTATATTGATGGCAGACTATTGGAATCTTGGTTATATTGCAACAGGAACAATGCTTGAGTCCACGTTCTTGTATAGAGGCTATAAATATAGAGATTTTTCTCAAGTAGAATTTTGGAGATTCTGGTTCAATACTTTTCAGCGAGCTGGGCTAGAATTGTTTTGGCCGGTCATGCCATGTTCAGAATTTTTGACTCAGAAAATTTTGACAGCAAATGGTAGAACTTCTATTTCGTGTCTACGAGGTAGACAAGAACCCTGCGGTAAGTGTTATAAATGCTTTCGTAAATTATCAATTGCCGGAATACAACCCGAACTTCATCCAGAAAGCTCTAAAGTTCTGAATGGAAGACCGTTGAAACAAGCCGCCAGCCTTATTTACGCAATGAACAAATACAACTTGAATATACCACCGCTTGCGGAATATAAGGGTATGAACCTGAGTTGGCTAGAAAACTATTATAAACCTGCCATAGATATGATTCCGGTTGAATACAGAGACTATCTAACAGCCGAATTGGACAAGTACACAACTCCAATAACGGGAAATGAAATTGAAAAATTCAATATAGAAGGTGTACCTGTGGTAAAATAACCGATGCTGTTGACTAATTATATACATGAGCATTATAGTATACAGCAATCCAGTCACAGACGGAAATCCAAATGGAGCCATTGATGCTCCAAAAGGAGCTCAATTTTATAAAACTGGTAGTTTTTATAAAATAAACTATTCCGGTTCGTTGGCGTCTGGATGGCAAAATGTAAATTTCGTTCCGTTCAATGTATCTGGGTATTATCTCACGGATGAAGATGTAAAACTTCTAAATCCAGACACAGGTTCATTTTTGTATGTGAAAACAACTGCAATGGGCAGCAAAACTGGATGGAATCTTTTGAGTAAAAAATCTCCGTTTGTGTCAAAATAACCATTGACACAATATAATGGTTGTGTGAATATTTGTGATATGAAACCTATATTGGCAGTCATGGTTGGTATTTCTGGAAGTGGTAAGAGCACATATGCAAATGGCTTGAAAACATCATTCAAAGCAGAGTTGGTGGAAACTGATGCTATTCGCATGGAACTGACGGGTAATGCCGAAGACCAAAGTCAAAATGGACATGTGTTTGCTGTGGCTAAAAAGCGTGTAAATGATTATTTATCACAAGGTAAGAATACTATCATTGATGCCACTAGTCTTAATATCAAAGAACGCAAAGATTGGATTGATATTGGCAAAGCCAACAATGCTGAAGTAAGAGCATATTTTATTGATACTCCTGTAAGTATCTGCAAACAACAGAATAACAAACGTGAACGCAAAGTGCCAGATTGGGTTATTGATAAACAAGCCAACAAGTTGTTTGGACCAACTCGTGCAGAAGGTTTTGACAGCGTTACCACGATTTGATTATTGACAATCTTTGCTAGTTCTGGCAATATAATTGGTATGTATCAATCTATATACTTTTGTAGAAAAACCAACATGGTTCATCTGTTTGATGACATTCATGGTTATACATCGTTCAAAGATGAACCATATGCTTATAGGAAGTCTAGGAATGGAAAATATAAATCAATTTTCGGTGATAGTCTTGAAAGAATTACAAAATTTAATTTTCGCGATCCTACTTTATTTTCTTCTGATATACCAGTAGATACCAGAGTTCTTATTGATGCATATGGAGATAGTGATGAAGTTAGTATAAATCATCGTAGAGCATATATTGATATCGAAGTTGATTCGGTCGGCGGCTATCCAAACATCGAAGATCCAATCAAAGAAGTAACTGCTATTGCTTTACTTGATGAAGTTAAAGACACATATTATTGTTTTATATTGGACAAAGATGGTGTGGTACAAAATGAAAATAAAGACAACACCATCATTTTGCCATATCTAAATGAAGAAGATTTGCTTGTTGCATTCTTAAAAAAGTGGGATGAAGTTAAGCCAACTATTGTAAGTGGCTGGAACATTGATGGATTTGACTTTCCATATCTTCATGCTCGTTTGGTTAGAGTGTTGGGTGAAGAAGTAGCAAATGCGTTGAGTCCAATCAATATTTGTTATTTCAATAAATACAAAAACAAGATGACCATTGCTGGTGTTAATGCACTAGATTATCTTGTATTATATAAGAAATATAGCGGCAAGAATTTAACCAACTATCGACTAGATACAGTTGCTAAAGAAGAACTAAAAATTGGTAAGATTGAATATGAAGGTTCGTTGAACGACCTTATGAAGAGTGATATAAAGAAGTTCATTGAATATAATCTTCATGATATTATTCTGGTCAAGAAAATGAATGACCAACTTCAATTCATTGAGTTGGCAATGAGCATCTGTCATGTTTGTCATGTGGGCTATGAAGAGTTTGGTATGTCTTCCAAGTTTCTTGAAGGTGCTTTGCTCACATATCTGCGCCGTAAGAAATTAATTGCGCCAAACAAAAAATTGAAATTGGACGTTGTGGATAGAGATGATGATTTGGCTGACGATGTTGGATTTGAGGGTGCATATGTAAAAGATCCTGTGCCTGGCCGCTATGATTGGGTGTGTTCGGCTGACATCAACTCTCTGTATCCATCTGTGATCATGAGTCTCAACATCAGTCCAGAAACCAAAGTGGGCATAATCAAAGATTGGGATAGTGAAAAGTTGGTCAAAAAGTCCGCTGATAAAATCGCATTTGATAATGAAGTTTATACCTATGAAGATTTTGGTAAAATCATTGTAGATAATAATCTGTCAGTTAGTGCCAATGGAATTGTATATGACCAAAGTAAACTTGGTTGTATTCCAGACATTCTCAAGACATGGTTTGCCGAGCGTGTAGAATATAAAACCAAGATGAAAGATGCCAGCACGCGCAAAGACAAAGAACAATATGTTTTTTGGAAGCGTCGTCAACATGTACAAAAGATTTTGCTCAACTCGTTGTATGGTGTGCTGGGGTTGAGTATATTTCGTTTTTACGACTTGGACAATGCTGCTGCGGTGACATTGACTGGTCAAGAAATCATCAAGACCAGTGCCAAGTATGTGAATGGTAAGTTCAACAAGCGTTGCAGCACCAAAGATAAAGATTATGTTATTTACATCGACACCGACTCATTGTATTTGGACATAAAGTCCTTGGCCGATCATGAAAAGATTGAAGATGTAAAACCATTTGCAATCAAGACGATTGGAACCGTGTCAGATGAACTTAACGATTTCTATAAAGTTATGATGGTGCGTATGTTCAACAGCACCGACAATCGCATCAAAATCGCAGCTGATGTTGTAGCACAATCTGCTTTTTGGGTTGTGAAAAAGCGTTATGCTATGCGTAAGGTATATAACATGGAAGAAAGCAAAGACGTGGATGAAATTGAAATCAAAGGTCTTGATGTGGTGCGTTCATCATATCCAAAGAAGTTTCGTGATTTCATGAAAGGTATTTTGACAGATATTCTACAAGGTACTCCAAACAAAATAGTCAATGCCAAGATTGTATCTTTCAAAGATACAATGAAAGATTTTGAACTGGAAGACATTGCCAAGAACACATCGGTCAAGTTTATATCTAATACAGAAGCCAAAATAAACTTTGATCCAAAACATCGCGAACCATTTAACTTTGAAGGCGGATCAACTGCTCAATGTAAAGCAGCATTGGCATATAATGATATGCTACGCAAATATGAACTAAATGATACAGAACCTATTTTACATGGTGGTAAAATTAAGTGGGTATATCTCAAAGAAAATCCATTTGGTTTGAGTGGCATAGCATTCAAGGACGATGGTAAAGATCCCGAAGTTATTATGGATTTTATTCATAAATACATTCATCGCACCAAGATTTGGGATGCTGAACTTGAAGGCAAACTAACAGATTTTTACACTGCCATGAGATGGGATATGTATAGTGAAAATAATGCAACGATTGAACAGTTTTTTAGTTTCTAATACTATTGACAAATACCAAATAAACAGACAATATAATAACATACAATGAATAAATCAAATCTAATTAAATTTATCGAGCTTTATAATCTTAACGGAACAGTTGAGCGCGTAAAGCTTGAAGCAGATGGCAAGAACATCAAAACCAATATTGTTACAGAAGATAAAACATTGGCGGGCAATATATCATTCAATGGCATTGCTTTGGAAAAAGGTGAGTATGGTATTCATGATACTGCTCAATTCAAGAAGATGTTGAGTATCTTGGATGAAGAAGTAGAAATGTCAGTGAATAAAGTAGATGATCGTGCAGTAAGTTTGACTGTTGCTGACAAAAACACAGAGTCATTGATTATTCTGGCCAACATGTCGGTTATTCCCAAGACACCCACAGTGGCAAATCTTGGCACATTTGATTTGGAGATTGAACTGGATGATGCTTTTATTGATCGTTTCATCAAAGCCAAGAATGCTTTGCCAGAAGTTAATACATTTACATTGGGTCTAAACAAGAAAGGTGACAAAGTTGAGTTGATTGTGGGAGACAGCGACAACAACACCAATCGTATCAAACTGGAAGTAAAGCCGGTGGTAGGTAAAGACAAGCCAGCCAAAGAAATCAGTTTCAATGCCAATTATTTCAAGGAAATCTTGAGCAGAAACCGTGATGTAACTGGTGTAATATATAAGATAAACACAGCGGGCATTAGTCATATAAACTTCAAGACACCGGAATATGAAGCCAACTATTATCTGCTCAAGACCGCAAAAGCCTAAAAATAAACAATCATGAACTTTCTAACTGAAGAACCTTCCGAACCAACTGTCAATAATCACACTATTTGGGCAGAACGATACAGGCCCAATAAACTGGAAGATTATGTTGGAAATGATACACTGAAAGCCAAGGTAAAACAATATATTGAAACCAATGATATTCCTCATTTGCTGTTATATGGTAGTGCGGGCACTGGCAAGACGACTCTTGCCAAACTTATTACAAATTCCATAAAGTGTGATATGCTTTATATCAATGCGTCGGATGAAAACGGCATTGATACTATTCGTGTCAAGATCAAGAACTTTGCTTGTAATATTGGATTTAATCCACTCAAGGTTATTATATTGGATGAAGCAGATTATTTCACTCCCGCTGCTCAAGCTGGATTGAGAAATACAATGGAAACATTCAGTGAGCATACACGGTTCATTTTGACTTGTAACTATCATGAACGCATCATTGAACCTATTCAATCGCGTTGTCAATCATTTGCTATTTATCCGCCGACCAAGAAAGATGTTGCCGCCAATCTTGTAAATATTCTCAAGAAAGAAAATGTAAAGATGGACAAAGATGGTGTGATATTGCTTGTGAATACACACTATCCAGACATTCGTGCTATTATAAATACTGCACAACGCAATGTAGTTGATGGAGTATTGACATTGGCACGCGAAGATGTATTGGAAGGTGATATAAAAGCCAAGATAGTTGAAATGCTAAAAAATGATGACAAGAAACAGGCATTTGCAGATATTCGCCAACTAATAGCCGACAACAGCATAAAGAATTTTGCTGATTTTTATACTATTCTGTTTGAGAAGGTAGAAGAATATGCACCCAACAATGTGGCAGATGTTATAATTATTATAGCAGACGGTCAGTTTCAAGATGCTTCTGTGGTAGATAAAGAAATATGCTTTATGAGTACCATCATCAAACTGCTGCGAGCAACTAAATAATAAACATATGTATTCCGCAATATTACTGGACGAAAAATCTCAACTTGCTCTATCGTCGTGGGCAGATAAAAATATCAAGATCAATGGTGTTAGATTGCCGATTGTTGTTCGTGATAGTGGTTGGAATATGATTTGTCATCATATGACAATAAAGTTTGGCGGCACACCTGAGTTTGCAAAACAATATCTTGGCACAGAGCAAAAACTTGAAGTTACTCATTATGGTGTGAGTGATAAGGCAGTGGCTGTGCGTGTGGTGGGTTTTCATAGTGAAAACAAGATTCCGCATATTACTGTAGCAGTGAATGCTAAAGGAGGCGGCAAACCAGTTGATAGCAACAAAATCACTGAATGGTTTGCAGTTGAAAAAGGTCCAACACTAAAAGGTGAAGTAAAAGAACTACAATGAAAATCAACGACGCTGTGTTTTACACAGACAACACAACTGTTCGACTTGAAGTTGGTGATAAAAGATATTATCTCACCAACGACAAAAAGGTATATAACATGCATCCAATCAATGTTATGGCGGATGAAATCAAGGGAGATGAACTGAAAGAAATCAAATCTGCCGCAAAAGAAGGTGGATATAAAAACGATGAGGAAGTAAAGAAATGGTTGTAAAAAAACCCACCTTTTGGTGGGTTTTTTTATTAAACAGTTGGACCAGATTCAGGGGTTGGATTATATGATAAAATCCACTTCAATGATTGTGACAATGTTGATTTTCTGTCGGTTCCTTGAACAGTGTGTACTGGTTTTTTCTTTGATACACTCAAGTCATATATATCTGTAGATGTGTCGTTGATCATAGCAATCTTCATTTTGGTATAATCAACCTTGGATTTATTTTTTGCTGGTTTCTTTATTTTTGGTGGCAAGAAATATACCTTTTCATACTTGTCTGCGTTTTCAATGGTGTCCACAACAGTTTGTGGGTCTTTGAACTTGAATCTGGGACCAGAAGACAGAATTTTGATAGTGTTCATCACCGAGTTTGTATCTGGATTTATACTCATGATATTTTTTGCTGCGTCTTGAGCATATGCCATAACATCTTCAAACTTAGCAAACTTGGCGGCTGGTTCGTGATAACGAATACGAATATTGACCCAAGCCAATGCTTGTAGTTGATATGATGTTAGTCCAACCTTTTGTGCTTCTTCGTGCAGAATCTTGACCAAGTTTTGACGTACCACATCATCTCCAAACAGTTTCATCACAACGCTATTCACAATACCTTCTTGTTTCTTTTTGAGTTGAGAGATCTTTTTAGCAAGAGCAGCTTCTTCTGGAGAAAGTTTTGGTTTCTTTGGTTTGCCAGTGGCTTCATCTATTCCTCCATCATCTTCGGAACTCAAATATTGAATCCATTCGGATACGTCTTCTTCTACCATTCTTTGCAGTGGCTTGTCAAAAAATACTCTGATCATCCAACGGTCCACGGTTGCTGGATCAATTTGACCTTCCCATTTTTTGCCGGGAAATACAAGATTCAAAAAGAAAGAGTTTATCTTTGTTCCACCGATTTTTAGCACGCCGCTTTGCAAATCTTTGTATAGTTGGTCTTTGTTGATTTTTGTACGATTGGCAAGATAGTATTTCACAAACAGATTGAAGTTTGGAATCTTTGCATTGGCAACGGTGATTTCACTAAAAACATCATCTTGACCTTTGCGAGCACCTTGTGCGACTTTACCACCCTTATAGTCTTTCTTTGGAACCAACAGATCAGCATAGTTTGATCCTTTGTTTTGGAAAGTCTTGAGATATTCTAAACTCTTTGCGTCCATGTTATTTTTTACATTGGCTGATAGCTGGCTCAACATAGCAATGCCTTCTGGCGTTTTTGAATCTTCGGTCACTGCTTTGTATAACTTGGCAGCTTCTAATATATTTTGGTCCAATGCAGTGTTGGCTGAACAATATGCACATGCTGCCAGAAACAAGCAAGCATCTGTTTCTCCCATATTTTGGAAAATTAATTTGTTGAAGTTGTCATACCAATATGCATATGTGTCCAACTTTTGTTTCAGTTCTGGAGGCGCTTTGAGATAGTCGTCCACTTCTTTTTTCAAATTACCCATTTCCAATTTAATGGGAATCTCAACTTCCACCGATTTATTATCAACATTGAAACTGAGTTTAACTGGAAATGTGTCTTTTGACTTGAAACTCGGTGATACAAGTTGATTATAAAAATCGGGTCCAGTCATGGCTTCAAGCAATTGGGCAATTTCAAAGTCATCCAGTTCAAGCATTTCGTTTAGATTCATAAGTTTGTGTATAATAAATATATATCAAGATCCATAAAAAGTCCTTGACTTGTTGCTATTTTTGTTCATAGTATAGTCATTATGAGTGAACGTAAATTAGCCTCAATTCAAGTTATCAAAGAAATTCTGCCCATCGAAGGTGCAGACAAGATTGTTTGTGTAAAAATCCTTGGGTGGCAATGTGTGGCATTGAAGACGGAATTCAAAGTTAATGACCTTTGCGTATTTTTTGAAATTGACTCTGTTCTACCAATTGCCCAATGGAATGATCACTTGCGTAAAGAACCAAACAAACCATTGCGTATAAAAACTATACGACTTCGTGGACAATTGAGCCAAGGACTTGCATTGCCTCTTTCTATTATTCCAGCTGGAGAATATGAAGTGGGTCAAGACATAACCGCTTTGGTTGGTGTTGAAAAATACGAGCCTATTGTTCCTGCCCATCTATCTGGTATGGTCAAAGGCAACTTTCCTGCTTTCTTGCACAAGACAGACGAAGTTCGTTTGCAATCTGAACCAAGGGTACTTGATGAAGCTATATCCAAAGGTCTTGTGCTCGTTGGCACACTCAAAATGGACGGTACAAGCTTTACTTCATACCGACGCGATGATGAGTTTGGTGTTTGTTCTCGCAACCTTGACTTAAAGGAAACAGAAGGTAATGCTCATTGGAGAATGGCACGCAAGTTGAAACTTGAAGAAATTCTTCGCAGCGAACCTCGTAATCTTTCTATTCAAGGAGAAATTTGCGGCCCATCTATTCAAGCAAATCGTCTTGGTTTATCGGAATCTAAATTGTATCTTTTCAATCTATTTGATATAGACGCAGGGAAATATCTTTCTCATACCGAACTGTCTGCTTTTGCAGAAAAGCATATGTTGAATATGGTTCCAACTGTATATCGTCTTGATTTTGGCGGCGTTGTTGGTCCAAGAGATGTTAATCATTTACTCGATATTGCCAACAATCTAAACTATGACAATGGTACACCCGCCGAAGGCATTGTTTGGCGTTCTGCGTGTGAAACTTACAGCGATGTTCTCAAAGGTAGAATGAGTTTCAAGACCATCAGCAATCGTTTTCTTGAAAAATATAAAGAATGATCGTCGGATAATATACAAGGCTGTATATACATATATAAAAAGTTTTTTACGATTTGAGTTGTATATATAATATGTATTTGCGATGAAACTCGCAACATATATTATATTATTATTGGCACCATTCTGTCATGTTTATGGCAGTGACATGGTGCACAGTTTTAAGAGTTCTTCGTTCAACGGAGTCAACTTCTCTGCCACAGCAATGACGATTGAGAACTTGGGACGCACAAGAAAACAGGCAGTAAAAGACCAAGCCAAAGCATCGGCTGAACAAGCCGCAGCACAAGCCCAGAATACCCCTTTAAACTCGTTTATAAACAATTTGCAGGCCAGAATATACTCACAGTTGGCCTCGCAGGTTACGGACAAGATATTCAATTCTTCCGGCGAAACGTTTGGTATAATTAATCTTCAAGGTGGTGCAACTGTTACTTGGCAGCGTAATGGTGATTTTGCAACACTTTATATAGTAGATCCGTCAAGCGGAAGCACAACTCAAATAACCGTTCCAGTCGGTTCCTTGACGCCACCAACCGGATGACGAAGCATGTTTTACTTATTTTAATATTGTTATTAAGTGGATGCGGTTCTTTCCCCCAAAAGCCAAGAATCATTGATGCGCCCAAAACCCAATTTTCTCCAATGGAGAAAGAATTGAATGATCTACCAGAACTGGAAGGTCAAAAGATAACTATTGGGGTATATGGATTTGCGGATAAAACCGGCGCAAGAAAGACAGCAGACAATTATGCATCATTTTCTGCTGCTGTAACACAAGGAGCAGAAAGTTGGCTCATTGATGCTTTGCGCCAAGCGGGACACGGAGCGTGGTTTCAAGTATTGGAACGTGCAAGTTTGGATAATGTAATCAAAGAACGACAACTCATTTCACAAACCAGAGAAACATTTCAAGGCAGAAACTCCGAGAAACTAACTCCAATGCTTTTTGCCGGAATATTGGCAGAAGGTGGAATTATTGGATATGATAGTAATATTCTGACGGGAGGTGCGGGAGCAAGTATATTGGGTATATCAACCAACGCTCAATATCGCAAAGATGTAGTTACAGTTTCGTTGAGATTTGTGAGCGTACAAACGGGCGAGATACTTTTGAGCACAGCCGTAACAAAAACAATTTCCAGTGTAGCAATATCCGGCAACTTATTCAAATTTTATGAACATGGCACATTGCCAGTAGAATCTGAATTGGGGTTAACCGCCAATGAACCAAATACCATTGCAGTTAGAAGTGCAATAGAAAAGGCAGTCATAGATATAATCAATGAAGGTGAAAGAATGAAACTCTGGAAATACAAACCCAACAAAACACAATGAACAAACTAATAACAACCCTAATGGTTATGTGTTTTACTCTGATCGCGTTTGGTCAGAATCAAATATATGTCAATCAAGTCACTACTGCTGGTAGCATGACTTTTGTCCAAGTTGGGAGTCTCAATAAAATTGGAACTTCGGCTGGGGCACCATCAGACATCACAGGTGATAGCATCATCTTTGAAAATCGCCAAATCGGCAATAACAACAACACGCTATTCTCCATTACTGGTGCCAATAATCTAAAATTTTTGTCAGCATATACCGGAGATAACAACGACCAAAGATATTACTTTGATGGAGCAACCAATAATATGAACTTCTCTTTTACTGGAAACAGTAATAAGTTTCTATTCAATAAAGATACCACGGTTGATCATACGTCGGATACTGACACTTCAAAAGCAACCTTATCGTTTTCAGATTTGAAGTTTAATGTAACGGGTAATTCCAATATACTGAAGTTTGCGGTTGATGGTGGAAAATATAATTATTTGGATTATACTATCATTGGCAATTCCAACACGATCAAATCGACTCAAATTGGTATGGTTGGTGGTGCAATTGCTGCAAAGGATGGACACGAACAAACTGTTTCTATTACCGGAAGCAGCAACGATGTAACCATCTATCAAGCCGGTTTAGAAAAGCAAACATTCAACTACACACTGCTTGGCAGCACCAATACCGTTCGTATTGTGCAAACAACACTCGGATATGCTCCACTCATGACATTGAATCAAAATGGCTCCAATGGGCCAGCAGGAACAGCAAGCACAACTGCTACAATATCACCACCATCTCTGTAATAATGAGATCAAGTGTTATAGCGGCAATGATTGGAGTTCTATGCTCCAGTCTATTTGGCGCAGCCGGTAAAATAACCGAGGTGACTGGCCCTACGCAAGTTAGTAGGGCCAGCACCAAATTGGAGGGTAAAATTGATGTGGGCATTGAAATGGACGACACCATTGAAACCCTAAAAGGTAGAGCAGGCATAACATTTGAAGATGGCACAATAGTGCAATGCACAGAGTTCAGTAAACTAATTATAGATACATTTGTGTATGATCCAGCAAGTGGCAAAGGCAAGATTGGACTAAAAGCATCGTTGGGTACTGTGAGATATGCATCCGGATTGATTGCCAAGAATAATAAAGAAGAAGTGAAGGTAAAAACTCCCACAGCATCTATATCTGTGCGTGGCACGGACTTTTCGATGACGGTAGACGAACTTGGCAGAAGTCTTGTTATTCTGCTACCATCCAGACCAGAACTTGGCCCACCGGTGGTTGGGCAAATAACTGTCAGCAATGGTCTGGGAACGGTTGTATTGACCAAGGCATATCAAGCAACATTTGTAGCATCATCAACTGTTGCACCGTCTGCACCAGTCTTGCTAAATCTTGACGATGAAAGTCATGTCAACAATATGTTGCTCATAGACACTCCAAAGAGTGTAAAGGAAGCGGCAAAGGAAGCTAAGAAAGCGTCTGCACAAGTATCCAAGTCCGATGATGAAGGGTCGAACAAAAAGAAACCAGAGAGCAAGACATCTATTCCACAGGCGGCAGAAACAACTACCGCAACAGCACAGCAACAAGAGCAACCAACACCAACAGAAACGAAACTGGATATCAACGCACTAAAGCCGGAAACAAATAAAACTGTTATGGAAGCAATATCCAAGAAGGTGGAATCTCCAACCGTATCTATACCAACAACTACAACAAATAATGGCTTTACTACGGACGGAACTCGTGCTATCTTATATGTATCCAATGGTAACAATGTTGTATGGTATACTCTCAAATATGACACCAATGCCAATATCAACATAACAACCAAAGATGGCTCCACAGATTATCCTCTTAATTTCGGCGGAAAACTGAAGATCAATATCATACAAAAATGAAGTCGCACATACTAAAAATATTTGGAGTTGGGTTAGTAATACTGGTAGGGTTGATTGCCTTGAGAATATACGACCCATATCCGATAGAAGTATTGCGTTTAAAAGGATTGGATTATTATCAACGCACACAAGACAAAGTTAAAAGCGAAAATATCATCATTGTTGAAATTGATGAAAATAGTTTGGAAGAAAAGGGACAATGGCCTTGGCCGAGAAATGAATTGGCAGCTGGTATCAAGAAAGCATTTGAAAATGAAGCAGCCACTGTAGTATTACCAATTATATTTGCAGAAAAAGATAGAATGGGTGGAGATGCAGCATTTGTGGAAATATTGGGAAAAGTACCAGTAATCACCGCACAATCTGCGGCGGTAAAAGGCAAAGGCGTGCCAGTGCCAAGAGGTATGGCAACGATTGGTGGAAGTGCAGATGGATGGTTATATGATTATCCCAATGCAATTGGACCAGTAAAAGAAATAGGCGAATCATCTGCTGGCGTGGGAATGTTATTGACCGCACCTGAACTTGACGGCGTGGTACGAAGATTGCCATTGGTGGTACAAGTAAAAAAAGAAAAATATCCAACCATGCCATTGGAAATATTACGTGTGTTTGGAGGCGAACCAAGCTATCAAGCAAAAATAAATGAAGCAGGAGTTCAAGCCATAAGAGTAAAAGGCTCTACTCCAATCAACACAGATGCGAATGGCAGAGTATGGGTGAACTTCAAGTACAAGTTCGATAACATGTCCTACACAGACAAGGACTGGAGTCGATTGAAAGGAAAGATTGCGGTAATGGCACTTACAGCAGAAGGACTGGCCAACACAGTGGCAACTCCTGTAGGAACAGCATATGGACACGAAGTCAGCATGCAGACGCTGCAAATGTTGGTTGATGGAAACAGATTAGAAAGAAAAGCAGAGTTTGATTTATATGAACTGGCGGTTGGAGTATTGCTTGGATTAATTCTTATAACAGTGGCCGCATATCTTGGCTATGTTTATAATGGAATATTGGTAAAGGCATCTGTGGCTGGGTGTATGTTTGTTGGATTTTATTTGTTCAAGAAGCATGGTTATTTGATTGATTATACTTGGCCGATTATGGCTGCATTTTTGCCGTGGGTTGGTGCCATCTTTATGAGATTTGTTATGGAGTTCAAGTTGAAGATGCAAATCAAGAAGCAGTTTGGAACATATCTTTCTCCAGCACTGGTTGAAAAACTACAAAAAAATCCAGGTTTGCTCAAACTTGGTGGCGATGAAAGAGAATTGAGCATCATGTTCACAGACGTTCGTGGATTTACATCTATTTCAGAGCATTATGGCAAGAATGTACAAGGTCTGACCATGATCATGAACAGATACATGACTGCCATGACCGAAGCCATTCTGAAAAATGATGGTACTCTAGATAAATATATAGGTGATGCTCAGATGGCATTTTGGAATGCACCATTGGATGACCCACATCACGCAAAAAATGCCACAAAAACAGCAATGCAGATGCTAAAAAGACTAGATGAATTCAATGCCGAAATAGCAGCCGAAGGTGTGCCAGCATTTGGTATGGGATTGGGTATAAATACAGGTCAAGTGGTGGTAGGAAATATGGGTTCTAGCCAACGATTTGATTATACTTGCCTTGGCGACCATGTAAATCTTGCTTCTAGATTAGAAGGTCAAAGCAAACCATATGGTGTGCGTATTGTGATTGGCCCAAGAACGTTTGAGCACATCAGAAATGATTATCAATGCTTTGAGATGGATTGTATCGCCGTCAAAGGTAAAAAAGATGGCACGCGAATTTATACAGTACTTGAAAATAACTTGAGTGAAAGCCAGTATAATATAGTTGTATCTGGTCATTTTGCTTTTCTAAATGATTATAGAATGCAAAGATGGGATGGTGCAATATCTCATGCCAACGAACTCATGACGCAGAATAAAGAAATGAAAAAGTATTATGAAATGATGGTCGAAAGAATAATGGAACTTCGTACCAGCAATCTTGACTCAAGTTGGGATGGTGTTTTTAGAGCAAATTCTAAATAAACTTTTTATAAAACATAATTATGAAATATATGAAAACAAAACTACTATTAGCAATACTTCCGTTGGCACTGACTTCGTGTGCCAACTCTCAAGGTGATGTATTTGGACGCAAAGCAGATGCTGGTGCCATCATTGGCGGCATGGCTGGCACCGTGATTGGTGCTTATAACGGAAATCCTCTCAAGGGCGCATTGATTGGTGCTGGCGTTGGGTTGGGTGCTGGAGCCATTGCAGATGCCAACGATGCTCGTCAAGCAATACCTTCTCCGTCAATTCCACAACCCACACCACCTCCGCAAGTTGTGATACGAGAAGAAATACCAATGGTTGTTATGGAAACTCCAATAATCATCGAAGAAAGAGTTTGGGCTGGAAATGATCTGTGGATAATTTCATATCATGGTATTCGTGGAGCAAATGGACGTGTTAGATATGTAAACCATGTTCCATTTCATCGTCGTTTTATTCGTGGACCACACGGAAGATAATATAAAAAGTCAAATATATCACTTTTTTCGAAAAATCTATTTGACTTTTCATTTTTTCTGCATCATAGTTCTATTTATTCAATAACAAACATGAACTCGTATTCACACAAATCGCTAAATCTGACCTCCAAGTGGAGCTTGCGCTTTATTGCACAACCTACACGTGGAGCCAATGAAGGCGATACAATGGAGGGTGTGGCATAATAGGAGTAAAAGTTTAACAACTTTACAAAACCTAAAAAGCCCACCCTCCAAAAGAGAGTGGGTTTTTTGTTTTAGGGTTTCTGAAAAAAGGTTAGAAAAAAGATTGACAAATAATAAAAAGTAAGTAGAGTAAGCAGTATAAAGTTTAGGTTCTTTTCACAATACAAATTTTTAGGTTAGGTTAGATGGGTAAAAGCGCACCTGTAAGCGTGTTAAAATAGCCACCGGCTCGTTTAGAGACCGTTCTGTGGGAATCAATATCATTATGTAGGATAGGACAGGTTAGATGAAAACATAATGTGAGGCCGAAGTATATAATGTTATTTATAAAGTTGAAGAAAGAGACAATAAGACACACGTTTAGTGTGTTGAGTTTCTTTCTTCATATGTTTTGCGTGTATACAACCTCCTCGTGGTGCAGAACGGGACAAAATATTTTTTATTTTGTGCGAATAGTATACGAAAAGAGTTTTTATAGATATTTATTGTGAACCAATAATATATGGCAGACGAAAAAGACTTATTCAAAGAATTTTTAACTGGTGGATGGATAGTAGCTGCCGTCGGTGCATTGGGAATGCTGGCACGCAATCTTTTAGATGGTGTTGAAAGAAGTCACAAAGAACATGCCAAAAGAATATTGGCAGCAGCAATATGTTCTACCATTGCTTGGTTTATTCTTGAACAAGTTGAAGTTAGTAGCTTGACAAAAGCAATCAGTTATGGTGTGGTAGGTGTAGTTAGTCCTGAAATTTTACAAGGTGTTACGACTTTGGCAAAAAGATTTGCCAAAAAGCCGCAAGATCTTATAAAGAAATAATTTTGCGGTAGTATCTCAGTTGGTAGAGAGCGAGTTTTCCAAACTTGATGTCGCAGGTTCGATCCCTGTCTACCGCTCCATTTTGTACTAGGTTTGGTATCCAACCAAACCGAAGATTCATGACAAAAAGCATGAACGGTGTACACCAATTTGCAAACGCCACGTCATTGGCGAAATTGAGGTTGACTCAAATGACAATTTTAAATGGCTCATTATACCGCTAAGGACGCGGTTCGCACTGTAAATGCGATGCCTTCGGGCTGGGTTGGTTCAATACCGACATGAGCCACCATTTTTAGAATACGGAAAATTGGCAGAGTGGTCTAATGCAGGACTTTGCTAAAGTCCCGATCCGAAAGGGTCCATAGGTTCGAATCCTATATTTTCCGCCAAATTTATATATGCCGAATAAACATAAATGGTAATGTGCTAGTCTTGTAAACTAGATAAGCGGGTTCGATTCCCGCATTTGGCTCCACTTTGTAGGTCGCAATATTCTGAATTATAATTCAGCGAAGACATTCCAATTATTGCGTCAGTGGAATTCGCCTATAACAATTTATGCCATCTCGCCGGAACGGTGACGGGTCTACCTGCAAAGTAGAAGCACACGAAAGTGTAGAGTGTTCAATTCACTCAGATGGCTCCAATTTATGCAGTAGTAGTTCAATGGTAGAATGCTTCGTTGCCAACGAAGAGGTCTGCGGGTTCGAGTCCCGCCTACTGCACCAATTTTGATAGTGTATGTGTTTTCGTCTCTAAAATCTTACGGCACATGGAAGACGTGTAACGGGTTCAAAGTCCGACCACTCTGCATTGAGCAGAGTGAGTAAGCCAACCATATACATTATCAAATATTTTTGGACGATTGGTGAAAAAGTATCACTGCTGACTGAAGATCAGTAATTCCGGTTGCAAGATCCGGGTCGTCCACCATTTTGTATTTATAAGTTGCGGTTTTACCCTTCTCAACATTGCTATTGCATAGGAGAGTAGAAAAAATATAATACTAACCGGTGTTTCCCTCGAGTCGGTTCAATGGTAAATACAATTCATTTTTATTGCGATATAGTGTCAAGGTAGCACAGCCCGACTGTTAATCGGGAAGTAATGGTTCAAGTCCATTTTTCGCAGCCATTTTATTGTCCCATAGCTCAGTTGGCAGAGCAAGAAACTGTTAATTTCAAGGTCGCACGTTCGAGCCGTGCTGGGACAGCCAATTTATATGGAAGTCAAGCTACAGTGGACGGGCATTCGACTCTTAATCGAACTATTCGTGTGGGTTCAACTCCCACGGCTTCCACCAATTTTAAGCAAGAAGAGGCTGTTAAAGTCAGCATGGACATTACAAGATGCTAAATGGTGATAAGAGAATTCACATCTTGCTTGAAAAATTTATGGAACTAAAGCCACAGTGGACGGGCAGCGGTCTTTTAAACCGTTAATTCGTGTGGGTTCAACTCCCACTGGTTCCACCAATTTATAGCAGAGACAAGCCAAGGGACGCTAACTGCGCTCATAACGCAGCCGAAAGGTATGATGTGTTCGATTCACATCTCTGCTTCCATTTTTATCAGTGTGTGGTGCCAAAGGTTGGCGATTCCGCTTGGAACGGAAATTATGTTGGTTCGAGTCCAATCACACTGACCATTTTAACATAACACAGTAGTATTCTTGATTTATATCAATGACAATAATGGCTGTGTGAAATTTATCGCGACGAAGGTCAAGAATACGAGCCACCGTCTATGGTGACGGGCATTAGGTGGTGAAAGTCCATCCGCTGCGACCAATTTGGTGTGATACGGGAACGCAGTTATTCCGGTCACTATGAAACTGCGCGGGGTAACTTAGGCCCGAGAGTCAAGGTGCGACACATCAAAAATTTTGGGGATATAGTATAAGGGTATTACACTGCGCTGTCTACGCAGATATCGGATTTCGATTATCCGTATCCTCGCCACTTTGAGTCGCAATATGGCAACATATATGCCGATTTTATGGGAATATAGTGAAATTGGATATCACGACGCTTTGCGGAAGCGTTATTCTAGGTTCGAATCCTAGTATTCCCACCATTTTATGGAGACGCTGGCAAAGTAGAGCCGACCTCGCTTCGAACGAGTTATAACTATAGGTTAGAGTCCTATCGTCTCCACCATTTGAATAGCAGCTCGGAGTGTAGAAGATTGTTTCCATCTTCGGTACGAGCATGGGGTTAAACCATCGGCGGAAAAATAAGCAACGAAAAGCCTATGGGTTCATAACAATAGGTTTATTGGGAAACATTAAACTTGTTGGAATCTATGCGCAACTAGGAAACTCGCTATAGTGTAGCTATATAAAGCAAAGCTACATCTATTCAATTAATTTTTGGATATGTTGCGGAACGTCTAGACAATTAACGCAAAGCCAGTCAAAGAGAATTAACATTCTTGATTGTAAGTTCAAATCTTACCTATCCAAAATTTTTATTTTACAGAGAGTTAAGGGCACTGCTATTGAAATATTGCAATAGGTTCCGTAGGCAATACCTCCAAAGTATCCACGCATGGCTAAACACTCTCTACTATTTATGGCCCAGTCTGTTAAGGGTAGGCAATTGCGCTTTCAACGCGAAAATCGGAGTTCGACTCTCCGCTGGGCTACCAATTTGTCATCATTGAGGGCATATCTATGAAGTAATAGTGGTGTAGTGGAAGCACAGGGGCTGAAATCTTGCGCATAGGTTCGATTCCTATCAAAGAAAAATAGTTTTGAGCGACCTGAAATGACAAAATTTTTTGTTGAGGAGGTTGGCCTAGAGGCAGCAATCCTATAATGAGTAGAGTCCGTACTCCAAGCTAGTAAAAGTGCAGCGATGAATTCTCGAATTCTGCATTATCCATTACCAACTATAATGGTTTTGCTCGGAGGCAATTCAGACGATTGAACCGATAAGAACTAAGGAATTGACCTTAGCTCGGTGCCGATAATGTAAGCGCAAATATAGTTGTTATATATTTGGCCGCGAAACGGTGTTAGCTCTTTTGGCGTAATAGCACACTCTTCAAAAATATTTAAATGGCGATATCGTCTATGTTTGGAAAGGACACCTTATTCTCAATAAGAAAAGCTCGGTTCGACTCCCGAGTATCGCCACCATTTTATTATTGACATATAATGATATATATTTAATGTAATCACATTATTGTCCCTTGGTGTAATTGGCAACACAGCTGACTTTGACTCAGCTATTTCTGGTTCAAATCCAGAAGGGACAGCCAACTTTTTAGCGTCGGTGTGGAAGGACACACAGTAGATTCGTTTCGTCTGGCACAGGAAAGTTGATTGTGTTGCATTCACTATATACAAGTACTGCGAACAATGAGATATATAACGGCTATTAGCGAAACTAGATCGTATCTAATAGAGAATGCTGTATCACGCATAAAGCCAGAGTTGGTATCAAGTCCAACACGCTATTTATTCTTATGGTTGTAATACGCAGAGCAGTTGATAAAAATAAATCATATACTGTTATATTCCTAAAAGGTGAAGAACCTAAATGGATAATTACCAGTGATTATGAACATGCTCGTATTTTACAGATATACAAGCAAGATAGAAAATATAAAGGTATAATAAACGATTTTAATGATTTTGATTTATAATATGGTGTGGTAGAACAATGGTAGTTTAGCATCTTGATAAGGTGAAGGTTGTGGGTTCGACTCCCACCCGCACCACCATCTAGCCCGAATCATCCATCTCTTATGTAAAAATAATGACGGACTCAATCTGAAACTACAGATGATGCTATATGACGATATAGCTAGGGCAATCTTTTATATGCGACTTTTAATTACGGCGAATCTGCCGTAATTAAACAAAATAAAAAAAGAATCAATAACACTTGACATTTAATAAAAATAGTGTAGAGTTTAGATAGTTAAATATTTTATGGGCTAGTATCTCAGTTGGTAGAGAAGCTGCTTTGCAAGCAGAAGGTCGCAGGTTCGATCCCTGTCTGGTCCACCATTTTACACCGAGTTAGCACAGTGGCTAATGCACTTCGTTTACATCGAAGCTATCAGGGGTTCGAGTCCCTTACTCGGTACCATTTCAATTGTTCTATATATTTATAGTATATGATTAAATTAAAAGATTTATTGCCAGAATCACCATTTGCAGTGTTTGTTTTAGCCAAAGCAAGTGATGGATATGCAGCCACAACTCGTGCAGCAGACCGCAATGAACAAGGAAAAATTGGATTGCCGGGTGGAAAAGTTGATATTGGTGAAAATCCAGTTGAAGCAGCAACTAGAGAATCTAATGAAGAAGGATGGCAAGTTGATATAACAAATACAACACCCATTCATAAACAATTGGTTGATGGAAAAATGGTATATTGGTATGCCGGAGAAAATGCAGTAAAGTTAAATAATTTTAAAGAAAAAGGTAGAATATCACCAATAGTTGCAACTATTGAACAAATTTTATCTTCTGGTTACGGAAATGAAAATCTAAAACACTTAGTATAACAAGTGCTTGAAACTTGTTCGTTCATATGTTTTCGTAAAAGTATATCAACAGAAGCAGTGTATTGGTTCAATCGTTAGTTCTTTTGCGTAAAAAGACAAATTTTTGCACAATTGAGGGTAGCCCCTTGAGTGGTGACGTATACTCGAAACACGTCAAAATTTTTGTCGGTTGAAAAATAGTTCAAATATTTTGTTCGGAATTTGAACCTGCCATATACTTATTGATATATGACAATACTCCAACAAGAAATATTACGACTTCGCAACGAAGGAAAAACATACACAGAAATTCAAAAAATTTTGAATTGCTCAAAAGGAACAATTGCATATAATTGCTCGAAGGGGCAGAAGCAGAAAACCAAAAACAGAAATGCAAGACATTCTACACGGCGCGGGGCTCTGTATAAGAAAATACAAGGATTTTGCTATAATTATGGTAAAAACAGCCCAAACAGAAAAAATTATCCATTGCTGAAACAGGCAGATGTAGAAAAAAAGATAGGAAAAAGTCCAATCTGTTATTTGACAGGAGAGCCGATTGATTTACAAGATATGCCCAAATATTCTTTGGATCACATCGTTCCTTTATCAAAGGGTGGACAGTCTACATTGGAAAATATGGGATTGGCGCTGAAAAAAGCCAACCAAGCAAAATCAGACTTGACAAAAGAAGAATTCTTCGCATTATGTGTAAAAGTTCTACAACATAATAGTTATAGAGTAGAGAAAATTTAG